CAACTCTTTGATGGGTTTTTTTAGTTTCACAAAATCAATAACCATCCCTGTTTTTGGGTTAACATCTCCTTCAACTTCTACTACCACTTTTACTGAGTGACCATGTAATTGTTGGCAAGGTACTTGATAGTTTGGCAAAAAGTGTGCGATTTCAATTTGTGTTTCTGTTTTTAAATACATTAAACAACTCCTTAAACTAATTATTTTTATCATTTAAATTTTTTTCGGTCTTATGGTGTACTCTCCATAAATCTGGTCTATTTTTAAATATAATATAATAACAGGAACACTCCATTGCGTTGTGCACTGTTACAGATTCTCCTTTTACTTTTCCTCCCTCAATACTTTTTATTTCAAGTAAAGGTTGGAATTGTCCTTCAATTACAGTTCCACAATAAGAGCATTTGATTTCCATTGTACATCACATATGTGACTTTTTATTATAACTTTTTGTTTTAATTTTATTAATAGAGCAAGAAACTGAGATTTTATTCAAATTATACACCTCTCCTATTACCATAAATGAGAACGTGTTGCTGTGCCAGAACTCTAACTCTTCCCCACCTATGTTTTTTAGTTCTAATATCATTTAAAACTTCTTCATTTATCCACTTTAATTTTTTTAATAAGTCCAAAGTTGTGTTTTCTGTAACTTTATTGTATGGTTGTAAAACAATGCTACAACCAACATCTTTTACTAAATCGTCTATAGACCTTGCATATTGTAAATCTATTTCGTCCTCGATTAAAACTTTAACATAATCTTTTTCTCTTAGATTTTTTATTAGTTTAACATTACTTTTTTCACCTGTGCAGGGAGATTTAATGTCCATATCAACACGGTCAACTAAACTAAATACAGTGGCATCAAATAATGTTCCGTTAGTTTGTAAATTTATGTAATATCCCTTGGATTTTAAAAAAGCACACAAAGCTTTTACCTTTTCGGAATATAACATCACTTCACCACCTGTGAGACAAATTTCTTTACACCCAAGAGATTTTACCTTTTTCAAAATTTCTTCTATTGTCATTTTATATTTTTTACTAACTTTCCAGCTCCAGGCACTATCACACCCTTTACATCGCAAATTACAACCAGCTACCCTAACAAAAATTTGAGTACGCCCGATATCTAAACCTTCACCTTGTACACCCACGAAAATTTCTATAATGGGTAATTTTTGGTGTAAGTGTTTTTCTTCATAATATTTAATATAGTTTAATAATCGTTGCTTAACATCACTTCGATTCACAAAAGGTAAAAGGTGATTTGCAAAAATAAAGTTGTCCGCTCTTCGATTGACAACCAACCAATATTGTATATTTTTAGTTGTCACACTCTTTCCATTTACGATTAACTTTTCCCCAACTTTATCATGTATGCGAATTTTTGCATCAATTCCTTCTTCTTTCAAAAGTTTTTGTAACTTTTGCACCAAAAACAAATTATTATTACCGAAACAAACATGAATTATTCTTTCATCTTCATCTTTATGTGGACATTGTACCCAACCATCACTGTTTATTAAACCAGCTACAAAGCTCCATTTATATGGTTTAATAATTTCCCAAAGTTTGCCACTTTCCATATTCTCCAATAACCAATTCATAAAGGCTGTACAGCAAGCAATTATAGATTTAGAAACACCAATATCAGAAAACCGATATTTAGGAAAAACTTTTTTAAATTTATTTTCTAAATCTTTATTTTCTTCATCATGATTAGATAAACAAATTTCAAATCTCTCTTTGAGTGTACGATTACCATCACCTAACCAAAAACCTATTAAATGGCAAATAGTTTCTTCATTTCCTTGCATTTTTGGTAAATTTTTACAACTGCATTTATGCTTGTCTGTCAAAACGAAATTATTGTTCATCACTTATCTGACTCCTCAAAAATCCATTTTAAATCTAGTTCTTTTGACCATTTTTGAAACTCAGAAAAATAAAATTTAGTGTCCTTGTCTGAAGACTCTAGGATTTTCCTCATATCAAAAATGTTACCTTGTTGAAGCTCTGGGACTTGGTTACCATTTTCATCGAACACAACTGTTAATCCGTTTGTAAATATATACACTTCTTTTACTTTCATTTAGATAACTCCTATCTGTTTATTTTACATCTAAAGCACCTTGACTTATATTACTTCCTCAATCAAAGGGTCTACTTTCTTAGCTTCTTTAAAACCATGTGCTCTCAAAACACAGGAATCGCAAACTCCACAAGGTTTATCTTTACCAAGATAGCAACTCCATGAAAGTTCAAATGGTGCATTAAGTTCAAATCCTTTGTTTATAATTTCTTTTTTTGTCATATTGATTAGCGGTGCTTTTATTGTAATTCCAAATGGATTCGTTTTAAACAATTCGTTAATTTTTTGAATAAATTCAGGTGTACAATCCCAATATCCAGAGAAATCAACTGCATTTGCACCATAATAAATTTTATGTATGTCTTTTGCCTCTGCTACTGCAGCTGCTATTGCCAACAAAATCATATTTCGATTTGGTACATAGCTTATTGGTTGGCTTCCTTTAACAATTTCTTCATACGTTTTTCTTAATGGTAATTTTAATTTATTATCCGTTAAAGCACTTCCACCAATTTGCCTGAAATCAAAATAGAGAACTTTTAATGGTGTTTTTGATTCTTTTGCAATAGCTTTTGCACTATATAATTCTCTAGAGTGCCTTTGACCATAATCAAAAGTTACAGCTTCTACTTCTTCATTTTCTTGTTTTGCCATGTATAAGCACACCATCGAGTCCATTCCACCAGATAATAAAACTAATGCTTTTGACATTTTTAAACCTCTGTTATAGTAATGTTTGCGCAAACATTTAATGTTCTGTATTCTCCACCCACGGATTCTGCCGCGTGCGAAAATGAGGAGAGACAGCAACGAAACGTTTTTGTGTTTTCATTTAAATTCACTTTCTAAACAGATTTTACAATAGGGACAATAGTCACAAAGAAAGCTAATGTTCTTTTTAAATTTACCACTTAGTATTTTCTTTTTGGTATTTTCAATTCTTTTCCACATTGCTTTCACGGTTTTGGGTTTTAACTCCTCGAAGAAAATATGGTTGGGGGGAGTTTCTTTTGGAAAATATCCGCAGATGTATTTTATTTCTTTGTCAAGTATATTACTTTTGTCGATTAATGTAGCATAGAAAGATAGCTGAAAACGCAGTTTTGAAACATTAGACTTACGAAAACTACCCGTCTTGTAATCAATGACAACATACTCCTCATTTTCTAACTGGTCTACCCTATCAACAATTCCTGATAAATTTAACTGTTTGTTGTAAATTTTTTCTTCTTTTAACACAGGAAAGTAAAACGACTTGTTTTTAAGCAAACACCATCGTTTTGCTTCAATATTTGCAAAACTATCTAATAACTTGTCGTATTGGGTATTTTTTGGTAAAATACCCCTAAAATAGGCAGTTATAGCTTCTTCATTTTCATTAAGTTTAACTAATTTTTCTACATCGATTTTATCAAAAAACAAGTTAACATCCTCATGGAACTTTGTTCCCAAAAGCAACTGTTCTTGTTCCTCACCTTCAACTCCATCAAGTTGGAACTTTGCTCTTCTGGGGCACTGCCCATATGTTAAAACCAAACTTGGAGATAACATCAAGTCCATTTACTCAACTCTGTTTGTTTTGTACCTGACATAATATCAAACCATGATGCACCTATAGCATCTAAGATGGTTTCCGTTTTCTTTTCAATTATTTTTTCTTTCATCTTTTCATAATCAATAACAATACCATCAGGTAAATCTTTTTCATCGTCAAACGCTAACACATCGGTTTGGGGATAGCCCGGGGGCATTCTTTTTACATAAATCCTTTTTGGTTTCGAACTTAAATCCAGTCCAAGATGCTCAATTGAATACTTTGCTGCTCGCACATGAGCACAATTTGTCTCGTAACTATCTAAGTCTTTTGTAATACCACAAGGAATTCCTAAATCGTTAATTGGAATATTTCTAATATCAATTGATTTTAAATAACTTTGGTAGTCTTCATGTTTTAATATTTTTGTTAGTAATTCCTTTTGGAGGTTTCTAGAAAATTGAGAAGAGTCACTGCGCTTACACGAAAACCCTTTTACATCTAACTCCCGATTTTCTAAAATGCCAGCATAGCGCTTCTTTTTTGCAAACAAAATATTTTTATAAATTTTCTCCAACTTAACAATTAAATCCACGTCTTGCTTTGGGGCAAGTAATTTTAACTTTTCGTTTATAATTTTTTCGATTTTGGCTCCTTCAATACGTGGATTTCCTTTAACCGAAATGAATACGCTATCCGTATCAGAATAACACACTTCAAAACCCAAGTTTTCAACTATTTGCTTCACTGTTTTTAAAATTTCTCTACCTAAAAAAGTAATACTTTGTGCAATTCGAACATCATACAACCTAAAACCAGGATAGCCAAAGACTCCATAAATAGCATTAACAACTTGTTTAAGTGCATACTGATTGATATCCCATTTTTTTGCCTCTTCTTTGTCATTGTTTCGTCTTGCTATTTCCATGCGCCTTCTATATTCTTCTCTTAAATTATACAATCCCATTAGCGCTTGTGGTAAAATCCCAATAGGTTCTTTTTTAAAATAAACACTCCCAACCTTAACAGCATTCGTTGGGTCGTTGGTTAAAGTTTCAGGAGAAATGTTCCAATTGATAATTATTGATGGGTAAGTTGCTTTAAGGTCTAAATTTACGACGTTTTTATGAACACCTGCTTTTGGAGTTAAAACATATCCACCTGAATATTTTACCCTTTCCTTTTTTACTTTTTGGGGTAAACCATAAACTCCTTTACACTGCCTTAGCATTATTACATCAACAATTCGACTAGAAAACTTTGTCGATTCCAAGGGCATTCCAACAACTTTAGTGATTGCATTGTAAAAACTTATTAAGTTCAATACGTCGTTTAGCTCAACACATAACCTAACATCATGTTTATTATATTTGATTAGTTTCTCTGGGTCCTTTTGCCATAATTGAGCCATTTTCTTTTTGTCAATTTTTATCTTACCATATCCCAAGTGTCTTTGTGCTACATCTTCAAGTTTATAACTATCAAACTGTTTTGTTGCAAAAAACTTCTTATAGTATGTAAGCAAATCAAAAATTGTTTTCCCACTGATTTTTACTCGTCCCTTTTCAGTAATTACGTTACCCAATGGGCTTAAATTGTTAAAATTCACATTTAATGCTTGCATTCGTTTAATTAAAACGGGAAGGTCAAAACCTTCTATCCACCATCCACTGAAGATATCTGGGTCTTTCTCAATTACAAAATTCACAACATTCCTCAATAATGTTTTTTCACTTGAGCAAAAGATTGTTTCCTCTACCTTTTTAGTGGAAAAAGTTGTGTATTTTTTATCATACGAGTCATATATGGTTAAACAAATAACTTTATTGTTAACTGTTTCAATATCAAGAAAAAATACTCTTGGTTCTACATCAACATTTTTACAAGGTATTATTTTATTGTTATCATCAAGAATTAAATCATAAATACTCTTATCAATTAAATATCTTTGAGGAAACAATATATCAGACTCAAATGTTTTTTCAAATAACTCTCTTTCCTTGGCAACATCTGAGGGAATATCGGTAATTATTTTAAACAAGGGCTCACCGCCAATTGTTTTTATATTCGTTGGCTCTAATTTTCTTTTGTTCCCAGGAGCATTTTTAGTAACCAAAAACCAAGGTTTAAATTTTTTATCTCGCACAATTACTCTTTCTTTTTTGCGATTTCTACAAAATAAGTAAATAACAGGTATTCCTCTTTCGATTTTATAGTCAATGTTCATTAAGGCAAGTTCTTGAGCCATTTGATATTGTACTCCGCAATATACAATTGTTCTTCTGTTAGTTCCATGCCAAAGTCCATTTGTATTTTGCAAATGTTACTATTGCCTTGACCTATTGCTCTATTTTGAGAAGCCATTTTAAATGCATAACTCGTATCACAACTCCTCACTTTAGGACTTGCTCTTTTTAATTCATCAGCGTTTGTTAAGCCAAGTAAATGAACTTCAAAATCGTTAAAAAGATTTATATCTAAACGTTTTTGCATTAAAACTCTGAAATCTCCAGTGAAGTCAAACCAATGGTTTAAACCAATAACATCTGGGTTTAATGATTTGAGTCTTGTATAACAATTTACAAAGTCCACTAAATCTTTGCCTTGAGGAACTGCCATTAGCTTAAATTTCTTTCTTTCTGCCCTTGAAAGAACACAATAAAAATCAAAACTTAAATTAAATGTTTCAAGGCCATCACAAAGACTATCTGGCATTACAATTTCATCGGCACCTATTTCTTTTGCTAACTCAATTAACTCTTCATGTTTCATTGGACCAAATTCTACTGCACCATTATCTAAAATTACATAATCAGTACGGTTAGCGTAATAATCATAGTATGGTTCAATTTCCAATAGTTGTGGAATAACCATATGCATTGAACCAGTATCTAATTCCAAATGTTTTATAGGTGCAATTGTACAAACCTGCATAGTATCTTTTAAGTAATTACTATATTTATTTTACTCTATTTATACTTTAATGCTCAAAAGAACGGTGCAAAGTTTTTAACAGCTTCTTTGGCAATGACTCTAATTGAACATTCATTTACTTCTATTTCTTTTCCACGGTCTCGAACAATTGTAAGAAACAATCTACAATTGGCACAATCTGTAACTCCAAATGGACATTTTGGTTTCATCTATCACTCACTTCTACCCAACCTTTACCATTACACCCTCTACATACACCACACGTTATAGTATAGGAACAACCAGTGGTTGTATCTGGTGGTCTATAGTAATCATTGTAAGTGTCTCTTCCCGTTCCATTGCAAACTGGGCAAATTTCTGCATGCATCGTTATTTTTCCTTTTTTTTCTTTTTTTTTAATAAATTTTCAACTGGAATAAATAAAACAATATGGTTGTCTGCCTCTAAAATTTCCTTGGCTTCTTCCAAACTAACTACGTTTGCTGTCTTTGGAATATTTATTGTTAATCTAACCATTTAACCACCTGTGAATGGATGTAAGCTTCTCATCCCACCTCTACCCGTTAACCATTTCTTTACATTTGGCTTAACAAATCTTTAATTCCATACCACTTGGCTTTATCTTTTGTAATTTCAGCAATTACAACCTCTTTTCCTTCCAACGAAATATTTGTTTTACATTTTTCAACTTTGGCTTTTAATATGACTTTTCCATTTGAATCTTCTCGGGTAAACAAAACTTTTTGGAACATCATGTTTGGAGTTTGGTCTTGCCAATTTGGTTTTGACCCAACGACTGAAAGTTCTCGTTCGCCTGAACCAGGAACAATTGTCCATTTCTTTAGGTCTTTCATGTGTGTAATGTAAAACTTATAGCACTTAAGTCTTTTTAACAATAACAATATTGTATAATACTTAGAGTTTCTTTTGCCCCATTCCCAAGATTGAGTAATCTGTGCTTGTGGGTCAATTTTCAGGTCTTCGATTTTCATTACGTATTCGCAGGTTTTCAATAGAGAATCTAAACCATCTAGTACAACTGCTTTTATGTTCTCACCGGCTTTTTCCTGTTCTAGAATATATTTAATAATAGCAAGTGTTTTGTCGTATGTAGCAACATAATCTGGTTTATTATCTTCACCTATATATGTTGGGTCTAAAAGAATTAGGTTTTCGTCATTGTCGTAGTATTTGTATTTCAGTGGTGCACAACCATCATCAAAGTCTATCACGTAAACTTTCCAACCTTCTTTTATTTCTTCAGGTGTTCGACAATCAATTGCTGCTCCAGTTTTACCCGTACCATCAACACCGTAAAATACAGCACAAATGTTTGACTTAGCAACGACTTTTTTATTTTGCTCCACTACCCTTGCTATATCAGCAGAAGTAAAAAGGGGCTTTTGTTTTTTAGCCCCTTCCTTTTCTGCTTGGGACTTTATTTCTTCCCAACTACTTGGCATTTATATCACTCAGCATCTACTATTTT